AGAAATTCCCCAGGATTTCACGACCTAGTTCGTTGTTATCTGGTGACTTGCGCTACCGTTGCTTTGCGTAGGGAATTTCTCTCCATAGTTTAACTTTGACTGTGGGGTTTGAAGGTTGGGTCTACCCTTCGGGGGGATAAATTGTAACTTCCAACAAACAAGCGACATGGAGACCATCAGGAGAATGATTTGGCCTAAGAAAGAGATTTTTGTGGGTGATTTCGCGATCGGAGTTAATAGGACGGCACCGGTGGACATTTTCCAGTTGGTGTGCCGTGTAGTCCTGAGATACATGAGGACAGGGAAAATAGAGTGTGATTCTGATAGCATGACGAAGTTTCTAGTTGAACTACTTAAAACTGATTGTGCTGCCAAATGGGAGTGGTTCATGAAGAGACGGCAGAGGGGTGATTATATTGTCCCTCTTTCTATAGCCGCCCTCCCGGTCATACCGCTGTTGAGTTATGCCACGAAGGTACGTGCAGTCTCAGTCAAAGCGTTCGGTAATGAGCTGTCGTTCAATATCCGAGTGCCTAGACCATCTGTGCCCAAGAAAGGATTACTCCTCAGACTGGCGGCAGGCTTAGCGCTCGCACCTATATGCGCGCTAGCAGTGTACGCTACCCTTCCCCGGGAAAAACTGTCGGTATTCAAGCTTAGGACTGAAGCACGCGCACACATGGAGGATGAGAGAGAAGCGACAGATTGTTTGGTGGTTGAGCCGGCACGGGAGCTCAAGGGTAAGGATGGTGAGGATCTCCTCACTGGTAGTAGAATGACTAAGGTAATCGCGTCCACGGGGCGCCCTCGCAGGAGGCCTTACGCAGCAAAGATTGCACAGGTCGCGAGAGCAAAGGTGGGTTACCTAAAGAATAGTCCTGAAAATAGATTGATCTACCAGCGAGTGATGATTGAGATCATGGACAAAGACTGCGTCAGGTATGTTGACAGGGATGTCATATTGCCATTGGCTATTGGATGCTGTTTTGTCTATCCGGATGGAGTGGAGGAGTCGGCAGCACTATGGGGTTCGCAGGAATCCCTTGGTGTCAAATAGGGAGGCCTAGTACGTCTACCTGGGGTTGTGACACAGATCAATCGAGATATCCCATCTGATGTGTTGCTCCCCCAGGAGGTGCTAGAGGTTCGTACAGGACCTCCCAATGCTAAGGACCGTAATATATTTATGGTTGCAGGTTGCCCATCACAGGCGCGGTTCTTAGTACACAATCATTGCCTGAAAAACCTCAAAAGGGGTCTTGTGGAGAGAGTTTTCTGTGTTGAGAGAAATGGAAAGCTCGCTCGCACTCCACAACCTACCAAAGGAGCCTTTGGACGTCTTTCCCCGTTCAGGAAAGCAGTTTGTGAGAAGGTTGGAGTAGCCCACCGACTTGGGTATGATGGATTTCTGTCGTACTACAGCGGTGCGAAGCTCCGTACTTACACACGAGCTGTGGAGAGTCTGCATATCACTCCTGTCTCAGAGAGGGATAGTCATCTGACTACCTTCGTAAAGGCAGAGAAGATATCGACGGCTAAAGGTGACCCAGCGCCTAGGGTAATTCAGCCTCGAAACCCTAGGTACAATGTGGAACTTGGAAGATATCTGCGGCATATGGAATCCAAGCTGATGAAAGCTGTAGATGGCGTGTTCGGAGAGACGACATGCATCAAAGGATACACCGCTGATGAGGTGGGCGCTATTTTCAGAGAGAAATGGGACAGGTTTGATAAGCCTGTTGCCATAGGTCTTGATGCGTCCAGGTTTGATCAACACTGTTCCGTGGAAGCTTTGCAATATGAGCATAGTTTCTACAGGGCCATGTACCCTGGCAACAAGCTCTTGGGCAAGTTGTTGGAGTGGCAGCTCCATAATAAAGGGAAGGGGTATGTTCCTGATGGAACTATCACCTATCGTAAGGAAGGCTGTCGTATGAGTGGGGATATAAACACCTCGTTGGGGAATTACCTATTGATGTGTGCAATGGTACACGGGTACATGCGCCATTTGGGGATTAATGAATTTAGTCTGGCGAACTGTGGGGATGACTGCGTTCTAATCTTGGAACGTAGAAATCTCAAACAGGTACAGAGGACTCTACCTGAGTATTTCCTAAACCTGGGATTTACCATGAAGGTGGAGGCCCCTGTATTTCAATTGGAAGAGGTTGAATTCTGCCAGGCACACCCTGTACAGTTTCAAGGTGGTTGGAAGATGGTCCGGAACGTTCGCACTGCCATGAGCAAAGACGTGCACTGTGTTAATAATATACGCGATCTTGCGACGAGGAGAGCATGGAGTAATGCCCAGCATCATGGAGGACTGGCGCTTAGTGCCGGTATACCCGTGGTTGAGACATTTTACTCCAGATTTAAGTTATATGACACACCTCGCAAACATCAACGTATTGACACGGTCACAAATGTTCATAAATGGCGCGGATCCGGTGGGAGCTATGTTGTGACCCCTGAGTCTAGGGCTAGCTTTTGGGCAGCCTTTGGTCTCACGGGGGATGAGCAACTAGCTTTGGAGGACCGTCTGGATAGGTGGGATATGGATCTGTTTGGGGAAGAGGGTACTGATGCGCATGAGCCCAGTATCCTTGACTCCGCCGTAGCTTGACCAAGTAAACACAAATGGCATTAGCACTAAACACAAGACGGAACAACAACGGTAAGGTGATGGAAATGTTAGCATATAAAGCGGCCACGGCCGGCGCTGAGTTGGCTCTCGCCAATGTCGGTGGCATAACCCGTGGTGTGGCACAATTGGGTAAGAGTATGATGGGAAAGAAAAAGAGGAACAAGAACGTATCCCAAGTGGGTGCATTAGGTGGGGCAGTTGTAGCCCCTGTGGCGGTTACCAGACAAATACGTGGGTCTAAACCCAGGTTTTCCGGCAGGGGAACTGGTAGCATTACTGTTACGCATAGAGAATACTTGGGCCAGGTAGTCACGACGGCTGACCTACAAGTGAACGGAGGCATTACGGGCAACCTACTGAAGGTAAATCCATTGAATGGAATACTCTTCTCTTGGTTACCAACTATTGCAGCCGGTTATGACCAGTATGCCTTCAATAGGCTATCATTGCAGTATGTACCTTTGTGTGCAACTACAGCGACTGGTCGTGTAGCGATGTATTGGGATAAGGATTCCACGGATCTGGAACCCACTGATCGAGTCGAACTGGCCAATCAAGCAATCTTGAAAGAGACGTCGCCATGGGCAGAAGCAAACTTAACTATACCCACTGATCGCATCAAGAGATTCTGCGATGATAGTGCGGTCGCAGACCGCAAACTTGTTGATCTCGGACAACTTGGAGTGGCTACATATGGGGGGACAGCGGTGGTTGCCGGGGATGTGTTTGTCAGTTACACTGTCACATTCTATAATCCACAGCCTCTGGCCACCCTCATGGACACCACGCGTATCAACGCCTCAAACACCGTAATCACTAATGTGGGGCCACAGTATTCACGGATCGATGTAGTGTCAGGCAATCAATGGCTGATAACCTTTCGGGGTGTCGGCAAGTTTGTCATATTCGGTAGCATACGTGGCACTGGGGCTGTCGTTTTGGCCCTAAGTGGAGTTATTGTCAACTCCTCCACTACCCTTACCACACCCACGGGAGCAATGTATGTGGCTAACGTGACCGTATCATCATTACCGGCAAGCTTATCATACACCATGACCACTGTAACAGCTGGATTACATTCGGCCGTCCGTGCGACAAGGGCAAATGATATGGGCACACCTTAGTGCATGCCAAGCAAGAAAGGGGCTTCTTGAACAAGACCAGTTCATGGATACTGAATACGAACAAGTCAATAAACCATGGAACGAACTATACAAGGAAGCGACGTTAGGGAACAAGCTAACAGTGAACGTTGGGATGGAGGATGCGGAAGTACCATTACTCCCTTCAAACTTCCTGACGAAAGTCCGAGTCTCTATGAGTGGAGGCTACATAACAGTGAGGAGAGTGAGGATAAAGATCATCCCCTTGGTTTCAAGGAAAGCTGGTGTTTCGGGAAAGTTGTATTTAAGAGATATCTCAGATACGACGGGACGGAAGCTTCATTGCACAGAGCTCTTGGATCTTGGGAGAGAAGTTCGGTTAACGATGCAGCATCTAGATTTCTTGGTCTCGGCCAGATCGGATGTACCTATAGTATTCGGTTTCGAGGATCTTGTCTCACCTTATCTGGAGGGTCGCGAACTCTTCAGCGTCTCATTGAAATGGCAATTCGGACTAAGTGCACAATGTTACAGCTTGCCCCCTGCGAAGTGGAAAGTGATGTATCAAGAAGATGCCCTGAAGGCACTGAAGCCTTCGAAAAAGAAAGCGAGTAAGACAGACTCTTCAGTCTGAGTTGGTGGATGTGAGTGTACTTTGTTTGAGCATACAGGTTACTCTTAGTATGATTAGGTCTACGTGATGACGAGTCAGGTCAGGCTCCGCACTGGGTTTGGTCGCCCAGGGGATGGAGACACGGAAAGGACATCGTGTGCTATAAGTCTGACGTAAGTCGAGCTTGCAACATGGGTCTATGCCTGGATAAGTCACGTGGTTGCCCCTACTATGAATTGGATGCCTGTTTACGACTAGCAAACGACACTCGTGGAAACTAATTTGGACACGGTTGATCTCACCCTTCGGGGGGGCTATAGAGATCGCTGGAAGCACTACCGGACAACCGGAACATTGCAGAAATGCAGCCC